GCAGCCGGCGACCTGCTGGCTGTGGTTAACGCCGCGCTCAACGGTGAAAATGTGCGCCCCGTTGCCGACCGGGTGAGCGTGCAGTCGGCTGAAATTGTGAATTATGAGATTGAGGCCGAAATCTATCTCTACCCCGGCCCGGAGGCCGAGCCTGTCCGCGCCGCCGCTGAGGCAAAGCTCGCGGCCTACGTGTCCGCGCAGCGGCGTCTCGGGCGCGATATCCGGTTGTCCGCGCTCTATGCCGCTATGCACGTTGAGGGCGTGCAGCGCGTCAGCCTGATAAAGCCTGTCGCTGACGTGGTGCTCGACAGGACGCAGGCCGCGTACTGCACGGGCTACGTGCTGACCGTAGGAGGCTCGGATGAATGACCGCCTGCTGCCGACCGGCTCCTCGCCGCTTGAGGTGGCCGCCGCCGAAGCGCTCGCGGGCCTCGGCTCGCTGAATTCTCAACTACGGTGCTGAATGCCCTGGCCGGAAAGATGGAGATTGCGAAAAACGGCAGCGACATTGCGGACATTGCGGACATTGCCGAATTTCTTAAAAACCTCGGTTTAAGAGAAGGGGCAAAAATGCCTGCCGCATCGGCCATTATGAACTATACAGGCTGAGTATCTATTCCTATCGTGATTGACGGTGAGCAGCGAAATTTCATCCTGCAGTGGAAGCAGATCACTGTTCCAAAGTCCCGGACGGCTCAATGCAAACTGTAAACAGCAGCTGGCTGGCACATGGCCGGATGATGCAGTCACGCTTAGTGAGCAGCATGCTGTCGAGTTTATGGCAGCTGCTCCGCAGGGCAAGATGATGGCTGCAGGTATTGACGGGCTGCCAGCATGGATAGGCCTCCCGCCGCCCACGGATGCCAGGCTTTTAGAGCAGGCGCAGCAGCGCAAAGCCAGCCTTCTTAATCAGGCGCAGAGCGTAGTTAGCATATGGCAAACAAAGTTACTGCCTGGAAAGATTAACGAGCGGGAGAAAACGAGCCTTAATGCCTGTCTGGATTATATTGATGATCTCAGCGCTGCTGAATTTTACTCTGTAGCGGATATCAAATGGCCGACGCCGCCCGCAGCCTAACTGAGCGGCAGAAGACCCGCAAGTGCGGACCTGATTCAGACAAAGCAATAACATTTCAGGACTGAGCCATCTCCTTAAGCTCTGGCTCGCCCCTCTCATTGACATGCAACATCGTACCCTCCGGAATCTCCGATGATGTGAAAAACCGGTTATCTGAGAGCAGCTCTACGGCTCCAATCGTGTCGTTCAGGCCAAGGATAATTTCTGTCATTGTTGCCGGAATAAACAGGCGCATAATAAACCCTCCATGCAAAGTCGTAAGATGATATGCCGCCCGTTGCCATTATGCAGCGGGCTTTAACCCGGCTGATGTTGTCAGCTGATCAACAACCATTGAAGAGTGAGCTGAATTAGCGCTCCCCGTATCGCCGCTCAGTCGCTCAGCGATACTGATGAAGCGGCTGATCTCGGGTAGCTCTATCGGATAGGTCACGGTAGCAAGGCCGTTATTCAGGCTTGCGCCCGTTCCAAATAATTCAATCGCCCCATCAGACCAAATGACCCAGGCGCCGTTTGCATTGCGGCCCCGGCTGGTTACATAGCGGGCTTCGCTCAAACCAACGTTAAAACGGCCTACATTTTCGTTTTCTCAATATGCGTTGTACTGAATGTAGTCTTTGTTTTATGTGTGTTATTTCGATCTATGTATACAAGGTGGAAAATAATGATTGGAATCTTAAATAAAATATCATATTTTTATGTGCTTAATTATCAAATGCAGGTCGAGTGGTAATGGGTAGATGCTCTTGTCAAAGAAGATTTTTGTAAAACGGCTGGCCATATGGTAAATGAAGATTGGTTGGAGATTGCTGATTTTGCTAAAGCTCTCTGGAGGCTGGATGGTATGAGTTTTTATTACAAAGAATCAACCTTATTTTCAGAGGTAAATGCAAGATATATTAATAATTGCTGGGTTCTTCGTTGCTCTAAATTAATTCCCTGTTGATTTTTTATTAAAGAGCGAGCCTCGATATTGCTTTAAGATATACGATTTTTAACTAACCATAGATTGCTATATATTGAAATTGACACGGATGAATCATGAAAAAAATAATACCATTTGCAATTATTATGTTATGCTCGTGTGGATATAAATCTGTAGCGACGGGGCAAAGTCTTAACGGATCCTCTTATTGCAAGGGGAAGGGAGTTCCTCGTCTAATAGTTTCTGAAAAATTAAACGAAATGTCTTTAGCTTTTCGGTTAAATGCAATGGGAGTTATTAACCACAACGATAACTACAGAGGTTTATCAGGAGGGATAAATTATTCTGTAGATGATAAAGAGTTATCGTATCGTGATTTTAAATTAGATGCAAGCATGAAAATTGACTCGCAATTGAAATATGAATATGCTAATTCATTTTCAATGAATGGCAATGTTATCCTTCTTAGTTATAGTGATAAAAGCTCAGATGAAAAACAAGAAAGTGGGCCTGAAAAAGAAAATGGGCCTGAAAAAGAAAGCGCTCCTAAAACAACGCTAGATGAGATAATAAAAGAATTTAGCAAGGATAGTACAAAAAGTTTATATAGCTTTATCTTCTTAGTTATTTCAACAGTGTGGGGCATACTATTATTAAGCTCATCTGAAAGCAAAGTGAAATCAGAGCGTGCAACATCTTTACTAAACAAAGCATCTTTGGTACTTGATAGGATTAAGGCTAAACCTAACGCCTCAGTTAATCTTGGGGATATAAAAGAGTTTTTGCACTATATTGAGAGCGCAAAGCAAGCTCTTGATAATGTCACGCTGCAGGAATATTTTCTGGATGTTAAGCATTATTCTCAACTTATTATTGTCAACTCAGTACCCTGGGATGTTTATGCGGAATTGAAATATATGTATTGGCTAAGTAAGGCCATAAATAATTCACACATTAGGACAGGCGGTATTGAGAAGCTTAAAAAAGAATATAAGTTATTGAGAAAGGATTTGATTAAATTACCTAGTAAGTCAACGAAATTTTCCTATCTAGTTATCAGGGCTGTATTGATATTTTCATGCATTTGCTTTGCTTTCTTCTTTTTTTACTTTGTTATTTTAGGTTGAACATGGCGTATATGCCGCTCATGCTTTCCTGTTATGGTTTGATGGCTGGGCGAGGGTGGCGCCCAGCATAAATTTTATTTTTTTAAAATTTAATAATCTCGCCCCCAAGTCGTAACTGTCGAGCTAGATTTGGAGTAAATGCTTGCGGTAGAGAAAGTGTCACGATTAACTTGTATTAATGATGTATAAGGCGTACCGTTTTGGGAATTAATGAGTGAGCTAGTTAATGCCAATGAAACTGACAAGCAAGCATTAGTGAATAGCATTGGCTAGGTTAACTTAACTATTTGCGAATTTTAATATGGTGACTGATAAATATTAACTGATCTCCACTGTAAAATTATTTTTTTGATAGTTACACCAATAATTATTGGAATGGCCACCTAACCAGCATTGTGAGTTAAAGCCGACCGGGTTGATAGTTTTTCTGTTGCGCCTAGATCAATGTTAATGGAAAAGAAACCCCTGGCCCTGACGCGTTAGCCGCTGGCACACTCACCGGCATTTTGCAGGGGTTAACGGTGCTAATCGGCTATATCAGGGTGTCAACAAATGACCAGAACACGGATTTGCAGCGCAATGCGCTCATGAGTGCAGATTGTGAGCTGATTTTCGAGGATAAAAAAAGCGAAAAGACGCGGGACACGCCCGGCCTGAAAAAAGCGCTGCGGACCCTGAAGGCGGGCGACACGCTGGTCGTCTGGAAGCTCGACCTGCTCGGGCGCAGCATGCGGCATCTGGTTATGCTCACCGAAGAACTGCGCGAGCGCGGCGTCGGTTCCGCAGCCTGACGGACAGCATCGACCCCTGCACAGCGATGGGGCGCTTTTTCTTTCACGTTATGGGCACGCTTGCTGAAATGGAGCGCGAGCTGATCGTCGAACGACCCCGCGCCGGGCTGGCCGCCGCGCGGGAAAAAGGGCGCATCGGAGGCAGGCGCCGGGTAATGACGCCTGACATTATCGGACGCGCCGAGAGAATGCTGGCGAACGGCGCCACGCTGCAGCAGATAGCCCTGGTGCTTGAGGTGTCCGTTAAGACGCTTTACCGGTACATACCGGCAGGCCGGCAGCGGGAGATTATAAATCTGTCTGCTGACGGCTCAGCAAACCCCCTTCAGATGCAGCGTCCCGGCTGACCTGACACCCTGAGCACACCTTTTATCAGGAGTGCATCAGAATGGTTGATTATCATCACGGTGTCCGCGTTGTCGAAATCAACGACGGCACGCGCACCATCTCCACCGTATCAACCGCTATCGTTGGTATGGTCTGCACCGCGCAGGATGAGGACGCGACCGCGTTTCCGCTGAACACGCCGATGCTGATCACCAACGTGCAGAGCGCCATCGGCAAAGCGGGCAAAAAAGGCACGCTCGCCGCCGCGCTCCAGGCCATCGCCGATCAGTCAAAGCCCGTCACGGTTGTGGTGCGCGTGGCCGAAGGCGCCGACGAGGCCGAAACCATTTCGAACATCATCGGCGGCACGGACGAAAACGGGCAGTACACCGGCATGAAGGCGCTGCTCGCCTCGCAGACGCAGCTGGACGTGAAGCCGCGCATCCTCGGCGCGCCGGCGCTGGATTCACTGGAGGTGGCAACCGCGCTCGTGGCCGTCGCGCAGCAGCTGCGCGCCTTCGCCTACGTGTCGGCGTGGGGGTGTAAAACCATCTCCGAGGCCCGGCTCTACCGCCAGAACTTCAGCCAGCGCGAAATCATGGTTATCTGGCCTGACTTCCTCGCGTGGAATACCTCTGCAAACAAGTCCGACGTGGCTTACGCAAACGCACCTGCAGCGACGATCCGCTTTTCCAGTTTGAGAACTACACCCGCACGGCGCAGGTGCTGGCCGACACGATGGCCGAGGCGCATATGTGGGCGGTTGATAAGCTGCTGACGCCGGTGCTTGTTAAGGAAATTATCGCGGGCATTAACGCCAAGTTTCGTAAGCTGGTC